GACTTTCTTCTCTCATTCAGACATCGTAGGATAATTCTGGAATTGGCAGGCGAATACGTATCTCGTTGCTACAAGCACAAGCATAAGAGACATTGAATTCATCAGCCAATAACGAGACAAACTGCACATGTACTGCGCTTCGTAGTTCAGGTGATTCTGGATCGTCCAATATGCCATATGTGGCGTCAGACATCACCATTTGCAGAAATTCGGTTATACGATCTAATTCAGCACACTTCACAGAGTCATCCATTCCTGAATAATCATCCAGTTCAGATAGATCTTCATATAAGTGTATTTTAGGTATGTGCTTTTGCATTTCCTCAATTTCGTGTGAATCAAAACCAACGAAGGACAGAGCTTGCGCCTGCATGTGTGTAGGGACTTTCTTTAGGAGCCCCATTATGTCTTCAGCATGCAAATCGGCTCTAAAACGATGTGGCGAAAACTTTGCCGTCAGATCCTTTATAGTAAGTACGTTAGGTCTGGCATGAACGCCTGTGTATGCCAGAAGCATTTTCATACACTTTGGCTGTGACCAGAACGGATGCCACCTATATTTATACTCCTTTACTGGATTCATCGCTTTGTTGAACAACAAGATATTATGTTTTTCGTCGTGTTTAAACTTAAGGTAGATATCGTTATCAAATCGCCAAGCGATTCTGACTTTACCAACGTGCATTGTATCATTTAAAAGTAAACTCTCGGTCTCTTCAGGTATGGGCGCATCAGCAGCACCACGCGCGACGCTAATCAAACCTGCACGTACCATCGCTTTTTCATCAAACCATTTCTTTAGATGTTTTTCAGCAGTCTGCGTACCGATCGCTTTTTCAGCTGCACCCTGCGTACTCCTACTATAAGCTAGTTTGGAGTAATCACCCAGATCCACATCTGCGGTTAAAGCCCAGTTAAGAAACTTATGTTTGTTCTTCTTGTAAAGATCATGACGAGTTTGCTCACGTAACTTTCTGTGTGCACGTTTCATTAGGTCACCAGCAGTTGGAAGATTTCCTTCTGCGTCCTGCGCCACAGCACCACCAATTGTCACCTTTACTTCAAGTGTATCTTTTTCAGATAGAAGTCTGGCCCCTATGTGTTCGGGCTGATCCACTGCAGGACGTTTGATGACACCACGATCCTTGACATGCTGCGGCATGATGTGATGGTAGTTAGTTGATAGCCATAGCTTGGAATTTGGCGCTGGAAATCCTGTCAAAATCATGTTAACATGTCCACCGGGCGCCGCAATTGTTGGAAAAGGAAGAAAGAACTGCCTACCAAACACTTTGAAACGGCTAGCCTGTATGATAGTAGACAAGATTAACATGTTGGTCATCTGAATTCCACCACCACGTGTCCCCATCATTACATATTTGGTAAGTAATGATCCACTGTCACCCATCGAATATCTAGCTGGATTCTCATGGTCAATAGCGGTACGACGCTTCATACGTTGTCCCCATAGTGTATACACTTGGAGGAAATGAACGCCACGTCCTGACCATGAACCATTAAGCGTGTCCATCACTTGACCAGCGTCTGTAGCAATAACCTCGCGCTCTCTGATCAGTTCAACGATATTCCTATCATCTGGTATGGTTAGCATTGCGTAGGCGTCATCACCCCACAAATAGTCTCGCTGAGGTATGTTTGTACGCGCTATGATCATATCCTGAATACCAGCTGAGGTAACAGTGTTCTTTTCGGCGGTAATCAACGCACCTGAGGGGTCTGTATCTACAGACATCACTTGTTTCTGCTCAGCGTCTACATTGAAAGCAAAATAGTTAGTGTTCCAGCCAGCAAGCATGTTACGCATTAGATCAGTGTACGAATCACCAAATTCATCAGCGAAACCATTATCGATAGGAATTGCTTCAAGTGCGTCTATAAGAACGTTGCGTGCGCGTGGACCCTCATGCTGATCTAACTTTGAAGCATCATCAGCAATGGATACAAGACGCGGGTTGTGTACGCAATTGATAGAATTGTTAATCAGGGTTCGGCTGTCATGCACTACGACGCCCTTATTTAGGGCAAGTTGATATCGTTCATTATGAGTTGGACGTTTCATGTATGCTTTCATCGCCTTATATAAGGGTTGAAGTAATGACTGCATTGGTAATGGCATGTTATAGATCAAACGAAGAATACGTGCAGGCACTGAACGTATTCCAGTAGGGAGAGGAACCTCGTAGGATGATCTATGTTTAAGTGTCACCGGATTGAGAATTAGATGTGCAGCCATTGCAATTGTCGAGTTCTTACGATTAGACGACATAACAAAAGGGGCGTCTGTCTCTCTATCTGAATTTGCAAGTGCAGTATTTCGGTCACTCTTAAAGCGAATACGATCAGCACCTCCAGATCGTGAATTTGACAAAGCTTTTAACTCTTGAACCGCACCTTCAGGTGTTGGAGGTAGAATGGTCCGCATTATAGCATCCCAATGTACGCGCTCATACTGAGACACTTCCTTATCTTCAGATGAATCGATTCCTTCGAGCGCTATGCGTTTCATGTGTGACATATAACCATCAACGGGCAAGGTCGCCAAACATGATCGAACGTATCCCTCAGCCGACCCAGCGTTAGTTAGATGTGTAATTACGTCGAATAGATCGCTGTTATGGATGTTTACATGCTCATGCTTATATTCATCATAGATATGTCTAAGGCAATGTCCCATCAGTTCGTTTTCAAACATCTTATTTTCGAGTGATTCCCAGTTTGTTGGAATGTCGTAAGACGCGCACATGAGTTGCAGTACGTAGTTATCTTCGAACTTTACGGTAACACAATCAGTTTCATCACACCATACATGTTCTGAAGGCTGAACGCGACGTGGGACCATCACTTCTTTTGAAGTGGCACCGAGTGCACGTGCGACTGGGGACGATACTTTTGATATCTGTTTACCAATTTTGCCAGGCTGTGTACCCAAATAGTGTAACACACATTTATAGTACTCAGTGAAGCCCCTTAGATGTATTGACCCACAGCATTCAACGGCGGTTGAGTAACATAGAAAAGCTCGCAAAGGACCAGAAGTTGTTAAGGCGCTGTCCGTTATATACGGTGGACCGGAATCCGCTTCGGTAAAAGGAATTCGACTACGCAGCAGTGATTCTGTATCAGCTCCCTCGGGAGTATTACGTAACTGTGCTTCCTTTGACCACTCCGCTAATCCCTTGTCATTATGAGGTTTGATACCGACATCACTTTCAGTGACATACTTGTACTTCATTGGCTTGCCCCAATCATCCATCCAAGATGGGATTGCTGGAGGATTACCCTTGATCCATGATTCGAGTAACACGCGGCCTTTAATATCAACGTTCTTCTTGAGTCGACTCTTCGATGTACGTGTTGCCCATTCAGAAGCAAGATAAATGAGCCCTGTTAGTAGATTAGTAAACCCATGTCCATCGATGTTGAACTTATCATTCCCAGCTGCCTGTTCGGTTAATAACATGAGCCACGTTACATAAGTAGACGCTAGTGAGAAAGGTAGATGTCTGCATGCTTCGGTCCAACGTGCATCACGTGCGCCAAACCACGCTTCACTACACGTAACACCAACCTTAGCACTTGCGTCATTATCAGCTGACCACTTTGGTAGATCAACTCCATTAACAGTAACGTAATCACCATTGATTTTGACGTTCATTGTCTCTATGTTAATAAATCCAAGTTTGGATTCTTCAGCGTCAACACCACGCTTACCACTTGGATCATTCAGTCTAGCTTCAAGAAGTGCATCCATCCCATACTGGGTTAGAACAGCGGAACGTTCCTTGAATGGGAACTCTGCTTCTTTTGACGATCTAATAATTACAGGGAAGTACGAACTTTCGGTTGGATTGTCATGTTTACGATCCTCAATCGACCATTCCTTCACAATAGATACCGCGCGCTCGAACTGCTCTTCTGTAGCCAGATCAAGAGCGAGTTTGCATGCATGCATCCATTGCGTCTCTTGTGTGTTAGCGATTTCGACATCTTGCTGTTTATTTGGACGATTAATATCTCGTGTCTTGTTAAATAGTTGCTCGATTGTCTCATACCTATTCCCAAGTCGCAAATGCATAGGAGTGGGCGCGTTACTGCCCAATTTCCTACTCATCGCGATTGGTGCAAGGTATGTACGTTATCACGGGAGAATCTTC